ATCTGTCTCTTTGCATAAGTAAGTGCACTACCCACTCCTTGAGGATTGGGTTTATCAAGGATCAGTTCATAATTGGATTGGATGTACTGACCAGTTTCTTTATGAAAGAGAATTGTAATTAAGCCTGATCCAGTGGGAAACATCATGATACCCAGACCATGCTCCTGACATACTGGATCTATCTTTTTAACAAGGGAATCTAACTGGATATAATCTGATTGAAAATGTGGATTAGTACCACCTGCATAACATGTACTTTTCAGGACAGATTTTGCATCAAACCATGACTTGAAAATATCTTTACCTGTACCAAATATTTGGAATTCATTTTCCATTTTACTCTCCTTTAGTTGAACCATTTAATGTTTAAAGTCTGGATACCATCATAGTAACCAGATAACCGATTTTGTTGTTGCTCATCTGACTTCTGATATTCCTGGTACTTTGATATTATACTCCGAATATGTTTGGAAGCAACATCAAGTGAATCCTGGTCCAGACGATATGCCTGGACATTATGAGGATTAGTTTTTTCACAGACAACAAATATAAAATCATAATCATCCCCTGTAATTGTCTTTAATCCATCGAGATACCACCGGGCCTGGAGGTCATACCTGAACTTTTTGACTGAAGAGATAAATGCATATGGATGAGCACTTTGCATTATCTTCAGATCAATGGCAATCTTTTCCTCCTCCAGAAGTTTATCAACTCTGAATGCACCATTAATGCCATCAAACTCCGGGTGCCTGAAAAAGCCTGAGACTTCGTTCTTCCCTCTTGACTTCATGAACACATTACTGGTCACAGGACTCTTCATTATATTATCTTTCCAACCAAGTGCCTGGGTCAGTTCATCCTGACTGATCAGGATCTTTCCTTCGTTGTTTGCCTGTTCTTCTGCAAGGATTTTTTGTTCTCTTCCTTTCACTGTCCTTGCATCAACTTTAGGCATCACCAGATATCTCTCTGTGAGGGTATCCATTTCCAGGAGAATGGTGTGTCCAAGTTGTCCCAGTTTCAATGCCTGGGTTATTTCAAACTGTGATTTTGAGAGCCAGTGATTGACTGACTGTTGAAGAAGTTTAAGATCTGAACTGTGAAGAAACCCTTCCAGTTCAATGTAAGTTTTGAAGGGCATACCTTCATAGAAATTATTGATATTTATATTATTCATTTCCTCTCCTTATATATAGTGGGAATCCCCACACCAGGGATACCAGTGTGGGGTATAGGGTTTACCAGGGATCACCATCTGACTCAGTAATCCTCCAGGCCTGGATACTGTTACTGTATCCTGAATCTTTTCCTTTCTCCCATCTCCTGCCTTTTAAATTAATATCAACACTGACAGACTGACCAACTTTATATTTCTCAAGCAGGTCACATTTATTTTGAACCACTTCAATCTTGAGTAGTTCTGGATACTCAGGGTTGGGAGCATGTTCCAAAATGAACTCCCTCTTCTTGAATTTGTCAGAGATCACATTCTCATCAAATATTTCAATGATCTTTCCACTGACTTGAAACGCATCACTCATAATTACTCCATATCATAGAATTAAAAATTGAGATGCCCCACCGACTCACTAGCAGGGCACCCCGGTTAAGCAGGACATCCATGTCCTTTATAAAACTACTCTCCAGAGTAGAATTAAAATGGTTTAATCTCTTCATCTGTTGAAGTACATTCTTCAAGTCGTTCCTTCAATAATTTCTCTGCACTGAATCTGATCCTTCCATTCTTGGCTTCATTCAGGACATGACATATTGTTGATTGAGACTCTCCAGTTGCATCTGCAACTTCCTTCAATGTTACACCTGCCCTTTTCAATCGGTGCCTTAAAGTTTTCATTATTTATCTCCTTTTGAAATTGAACATTTATCTGCAATCCATTGCCAATACTTAGTATGATTCAGTATATAAACTTTCTAACTAGTTTACAAGTTTTTTTAAAAAATAAATAAAAAATAATATAATTACTACTGTTTTCAATGGAATATTCAAAATATCTTTCATAGATTCTTCAATGATTACAATAGTTTACAAAGATTATAATTAATTTAAAAAATAATTAAAAAAACCCTTGTAATTTTAGTTAAAAAGGTTTAAAATTATTATAGTAAATTAAATAAAGTTAACCCAATCGGAGAGACAACATGACTGATTTAGACTTCTGGAACAAATACAAAATTGCAACTGGATCACTACAGTCCATCAGTAAAAAGGAATATGATTTAGATGAACTGGTGAGAAAGCAAGTTGATAATGAGATAGAAGTTTTGACCGGGAAGAAAGAATCCGGGAAACATAATTTTAACGAAAGCACTATTAAGATGCTCCTGGAATCACTTACTAAATCCCAACTGAATCTGATCCTGATGAAAATTGGTGAAGATAATTTTGCAGACAAAAATGCAATAAATGGTGGAAGCAGTAAGGAAGAAGTTGATGGAGTAAAAAAGTGGTGGTATGTGGATCAGGTTTTTACCTTCCTAACTGGTGCCCCATATTATAATTAATTAACCTGGCCCTTCGGGGCCACACTAAGGAGAGAATATGGCAGATAATCAAAAAAATAATTTATTCCATAAAGATGAATTCGGAGAGCAAATAACTCCAAAGGAAAATATCATTGATTATGTAGAACTCACCCACTTTGTCCAAATTAATGACAATGAGAATAGAGAGATTCTACAAACCTATGGACTAGATAAGAATGGGTCATGGCATAATGGTTATTTCTGCAATTATGCCCCCGGCTTTCTCTCACGTTGGCAACTATCAGACTGGGAGATTAAAGAGGCTTCAGAAGGTCAACTACTAGAACATATTAATAAAAAAGGAGAGATAACATGGAACTAGAACGAATCAATAAAATTAACAACATGACCAAACATAGACAATACAAAGCTGAAATGGAAT